ACTCCGACTACGTTTAAGTCTAAAAAGCAGAAAGAGCAAATGCTCTATTCTCTAGAAGATTGCTTAGGAAGGTTCAGACCTAGATCTGGTATTAATAAGGTTAGATATTTTAACCAGCACTACTTGCACTTTAGCAATAGTAGCATGGCCACAAGGCCAAGGTACTACATGGGTCACAGAGATGATAAGTTTAAATACTGGACATCCTATAGGCTAGATGAGGGCACTGAGCGTGGTATAGGTAACCAGCTAACCAATGGTCTGTACTATATAGATGATGCAGCCCCATTTGTTGTCTACGATAGCCCCGTTCCGTCAAATAGGATTGTGCTAAAAATGCAAACCAATGTGGGCACAACTAACCTGGGTCCATTTAGCAGCAGCGCAGGAAGTTACGAGGACCCATTCTTTGGTGATGCAAACAAGACAGTTCCTCAAAAGTGGTCAGTCCAGTACCTAAAAGATGATATTTGGATTGACGCAGTTACCTTCGATGCTAACTCTACAAGGTCAGACGGATCTGCCATTATTAAGTCGGACGGTTATGTAGAGCTTCAGTATGGCTTGATAGTACCAGAGCAGTACCGTGAAGACTTTTTTCTTGTAGGAGAGATTTCTTCATCTAGCTTACTTCCAGAGTCTGGAACTTCTGGCGAAACATACTTGGTAAAGAACTATAAAGAGTCAACTGGAATATACTATATCTGGATGGATGCATCTGGAACTTTTGAAATGTTCAGCCCAACATTTGGTTGGCAGCTAGTAGAAGATGAAAGCCTTAGTGGATTAACTAATTTAGTCACTAAGCTAGTAGATCCGATAACTTACACAAGCCCCATAAATGGAACATCAGAGTATGTGGAGTTTCAGAATATTTCTGGTATTAGGATTTTAGTAGACACAATGAATAAGTCAGACGCTACCTTTGACCTTATAGAGATGTCTCCAAGGCTTACAGCAGACCTTACAGATATGACTAAGTCCTTTAGCATTAATAAGACAGCTTCTGATATAGGTCTAACGGGGCTCCCAGTTGGACAACTACTAGCTTCCCTAGGAACACTAGACTTGTTTGACTCAGAGCTTGCATTTAGCTCAATTAATTCTAGTAGCATCGTAAAAGACTTTTTAACTCAAAACTTGCAGCTAAAGTTCTATGATATTGTAAAAACGGATAGCTCATTTGAGTACTACATCCCGCTAAAAACTCTTTATGTAGATGGTATGCCAGAAACACAGATCACCAATAGGTCTATTAGCCTATCACTAAGAGATCTATACTTTTACTTAGAGTCAACAACAGCTCCCGAATTGATGATTCCAGACACATCTCTTAGCTATGCAATATCTACAATCATGGACTATGTTGGTATATCAAACTATACTATTAAGAGGATTGAGGGGCAAGCAGATCCAATAATCCCATTCTTTTTTGTAGATTCAAACCAGAGTCTTGCTCAGGTATTGGAGGGCATCGCCGTCTCCACTCAGAGCGCCATGTTCTTTGATGAGTATAACAACTTTATTGTTATGACAAAAGAATATCTCATGGCAACTGTAGAACAAAGAGAGACAGATATTTTCCTATCAGGTAGTTCAGATTCAGAAAGACAAGGCGCATATAAGAACTTGCCAATATCTTCATCTAGAGCTAACATTATAGATTTTGCGCTTCAAGAAAACAGGGTATATAACGATGGATCAATTCAGTATAGTCCTCGATACATTCAAAGAGGCATCTCTAATACCTCTGAAGCAATTAAGCAAGACAGAGACCGACCGCTAGGATACCAGATATCTGAGCTATGGGAAGTTTCTCCAGAAAACAACATAAAGTCACTGAATGAGGTTAGGGATACCCAGGAGGCCTATAGCTTAGGTGCATTCCCAATTAACTCAGATATTCCTGCGGAAGAGCCATCTGTGGTAAATAATACAATTATAAATAATACCATAGATATGGGAGAAGCTATCACCCCTCTGGCCAGATATAATGGGTACCTTTACGCAAACGGAGAAATAATAAGATACGACGCTATTCAATATAGCATTCCAGGATTACCAGAATCAGAGTCTGTAGATGGTAACGTATGGATTACTAATGTTAAGGAATATCAAAGCTATTTCTCAAAGATTCCATTTAACGGAAAGATGTATGCAACTGGACTAGTTAGAATCTTTACTAAGCCTGAGTACGAGACTATAGATGGCAACGTACGTATGAAGCCAGGGAAAATTTATAATAACGGTAGAGCTCAATTTGGAACAACCATTGCAAAACATACTGCAGGGCTGGATAGCTATTGGTATGATAACTCAAACGTAAAATCATGCGAGATGAAGTCTAGCCTGATATTTGGAATTGATGACCCTGGAAACCTAACAGCTGGCCTAGAAGGTATAACTCTTGAAGAGGGGGCTGCAGGAGTAAATAATGCGGTAGCTGTTTCAACATCTCGTAATGGAATCATTAAGAACTACCTAGGAACAAATTTCCCCAAAGATGTTGAAGTTAATAGACTGCTATCTACGGATACTAGCACTGTACAGGCATCTGCGTTAGTTATGTCTGGTGGAAACTTTGCTAGCACGCAGGATCCACTTAACTATGTATCATATGTCCACAAGCCATTAAATGATAGCTTTAAGCACTTTGGAACTAGAGTTAGGATTGTTGGCAAAAGCGAGAATAACGAAGAAAAATTTCAGACACCATTTGGAAGTGCCTCATACTATAACAATATTAGTGGTGGAAGCGCTGGCTTAGCATGTCTGATAAATCCAGAAACTAATAACGGATACTACTTTGAGCTAATAGCCCTAGACACACTAGATACCAAAAATCTATCAAATAGTGACTCAATGTTTAATCTTGTTTTCTATAAAGTAATGAAAGATTCTAGTACTGGAGAGGCTATTCCTGTAGTTCTTTATGGAGGAATAGCGAATGTTCTAGTTGACGGCGGAGACTTTGCTGGACAATACCGTGCAGTTACAGAAGAAAATCCAACTGTATATGAACTTGCTGTGGAATATGAAGAGGTTGGGTCAGTCAGAAAGTTCTACCTATATCTAAACGGAACTCTAGTTAAGGTTGTAGAGGATTCCTCACCATTGCCAGTATACAACAATATGGCATTGTTTGTGAGAGGATCGTCAAAGGCAATGTTCGAAAACATCTATGCAATTGGATCAAACTACGCATTAAACTCTGCACTAGCTGTTGACCTGCCATCGAGTAGTATCTTTGGGTCAAGAGAGATAAGCATTAGTGATGCTTTTAGTAAGTACTCCCTAAGCGGAATTATTCAGTCTACAATGCTTTCTGGCATAAGCCCCGCAGAAGAGCCAAAGTACAACGTATACTTTGACGAGTTTGGAACAATCATGAGAGAAGCAGCTTATTTTAATATAAAATATGATAAGGCATACCCAGCACTATATGCTAGACTTGCCCCAAACTTTTCTACAATTAAAAATTATGCCATATCTGGGTTTATGGCAGGAGCCTATGGGGCAGAATTCTTGGTGTTCAATACAACAGACACAAATATAATTATTGAAAAGGGCAGTGCAAATGTGCTTCTTATTCAGGGTGCAACATTTACTCAAAATTCAGCAACAGAGCTGACAGTTGATGATCACTTTAGCAATAGAGGTCAATTCTCAGATCCAATAATCAATAAGGATAATTCAATTATTTCTCCACTAGTTATTCAAGAGCAGTACAATAAAATTAAGAGTAGTAGAACTAGGTATGGAAAGAGTGAGTTTATTCTAGATGCACCATATATCCAAAGCCAAGACGCAGCGTCTGACATGATGGAATGGATTGTATCAAAAGTCATGAAACCAAGGGTATCTCTCGGAATAAAGGTGTTTCCAAACTCAATGATTCAGTTAGGAGATCTGGTACAAGTAGATTATCAAGACATAGACGGAAATGATTTGATTGTAAGCTCTGACAAAAGGTTTGTAGTTTACAATATTGAGTACACACGAACACCAGCAGGACCAGATATGACAGTATACTTAAGTGAGGTGGTTTAGTTATGGTATCCGCAGTTCCAGATTTACCAACGCCATCAGCTGCAACCTCTGCAGCTGTAAAAGAAGCAACGCCAGATATCGTTGTAGATGCTGACTATATTCGCAGAAATTCTGCTTTAGAGGTTAATGAGACACTTACAAACCTATACTTTGAACAGATAGCTGCCCAAGAAATTATTAACATATCTAGACACGATACTGTAAATGGGCAGACAGCATCTTATCAACCAATCAAAAATCTTTCTCAGCTAGCAATTCAGTATGGACCACAGTCTATCATTCCAGTACAAAATTCATCTAAAGCGTACTTCAATAACTTTGCAATTAAGCTAGAGGACTACCTACCAAATGAGGGTAATGGGCTTGGAGGACTATACATTTATGTAGACCAAAACAACTCTATCGTTATAGAGCTAGTTGGACTAGCAGAAGATGAGCAGGTAGAATTACAAATATTAAGTGCAGGAGACATTATTAATGATACAATATACTAGAGGTTCTTATGATAACTAATACTGGAAAAGACATTCTTGCCAAATACCTAATAGGCAATGTACCGTCGTACGCTTCTTACTTGGCATTTGGCTGCGGAAAGGCTCCTCTAGGGGCATCGGATAGCTTTAATACTGCAGAGTACGAGACTAAGCAATCTTTAGACTTTGAAATGTTTCGTTCACCGATTATATCAAAAGGCTATGTTACTCAAAATGTATTAGATGTTAATGGAGATGTCACTTTAGACGTGAACGGAAATCCTATACAGTATACAGAGGTAGTCTTTACCTCTGAGCTGCCAACCGCAGAAAGATATGAGATTACAGAGATCGGCGTATACTCTGCTGGAACAAATCCTGTAACCAGTCTAAACCAAAGCAGCAACATCTACACATTTACTAACTCTGAAAACTGGGAGTATCATACGGAGACATCTGCTACAGATATTCCAGTACACCCACAAGACCTATATAAGCTAGCAGATGGAACAACACCAGTGGGCGCTCTTGAGACAAGCATTAATGTTGTCGAAAAAGTTTTCCAGGCAAATGCCGACGATGTTGTTTTAGATAACGGAACAAGAACTGGAAGAAACGAAAGGCCTAGATTCTTAAATAGCTCAATCTTCATGAGGGGAGACTCTAGTTCTGTTTATGGTTCTGGAGATAATATCTACATAGATAATGATCCACTTAGCGTAGACTATAATCCAAATCACATTCACCTCAATGGCACCATTGTTAATCTAGATAAGTACTCTGCCAAAGATGAGCTAAGGTTAGCATTTTCTGTAGTAAACAAGGATGCCGATAGCTCAGCACCAACAGATGTAAAAATAATTGTGGAATTTTCAACTCCAGAGGGTGGAGCCTCTCAGCAGTATGCAAGATTTAAGACACACCTGACAGCAGTAGATAATGACTTTACCAATAATAGGTACTTTGTTGTGAGCAAAAAGCTTGAAGAGCTAGACAAGAGTGCTGAGTTTTCTTGGCAAGGAGCCAGTGTAGTAAAGGTCTATGCCTCTGCTATAGATGGCGGGTCACCATCTTCTGACTACTATGTTGTTTTAGATGCAATGAGAATCGAAAATCTCAATTCAATAAGTCCAGTCTATGGACTAACTGGATACACAGTTACTAAAACTGATAATGGACTTCCAATTACAAAGTCTCCAAATACTGCAAACTTGGTAGAGTTTAGATTTTCGATGGATGTTCAGTAATGGCAGATTCGGGAATTAAAAAGATTGTCATCAAGCAATCAGATTTGCCACCAATAAATTATGATGAGGGTAAGTATGTTCTTAGATTTAGGATAGTCTCTGAAGATAAGAACAGAACCTCTCACTGGTCACCACAATACCTTCTGGGGCCTAAGGCTCTCGAGCTAGTAGATAATAGCGGAATATCTCTTGCCAGTGGAAATGGCATGATTAATGTTTCTTGGGATACAGAGCCAGGATCAACACAGTCTTACGATGTTTGGGTTGCTTGGGGTTCTAATCCTGGTAGTACTGGTATTCCAGAATACAAAGCTACAGTTTCTGGTAACTACATTACACTACCAATTCCTTCTGGGAAAGTATCTGCTCAGGTATTTATTCAAAATCTGTCAGTACCTAGAACATCAGTTTTGCCATCCCTAGTAATTGCTCAGACTGGTATAGAAGACCTGAATGTGGTATAATTAATCTATGGCTATTATTCCACTACCAGAACGAGGACAACCTCTAGATCTTGCATATGTCTACCAGTTAGCTAATGCTATTAATGATTTATCAGCAAGCGTTATTCCTTCTTCAGCGAAGTATACAACACTAGACACTCCTACTGGAAAGCAAAGTATTCGTACGTCAGATGCCAAGGTTCTAGGTGGAATCATTCCAGTTGCGAATAACAGTATTATTACTGCTGGAAATGAAAAGTCTTTTTTCTATGATTTCCCCGCAGACTTTAAGTATTCGCCAGTAGCCACAGCTACTCTGGTTAACGTGGGTGGCACTCCAGCTGGTAAGGACGTCTCAGTTATCCTGACATCAATCACTACGTCTAGAGTTGAAGGCTTAGTAAGGTTTGGAACTTCTGGTGAAGTATCTGTATCCGTAAATGTCATTGCTATAGGTATTCCGAACTAATAGGTAGTCATGGCACCCAATCCAAAGCGTGGATATAGGACTAGGGAAGAGTATAACTCTGCTCCAATAATTCCTGGTAATAAAAAAGTTTGGTTCTTAAATGGAGACCTTGTGAGATCTCATCACATTAACCGTTCAAATGGAATCATGTCTGTTTATAATATTATACACGATAGGATTGAAAGTTGTCTTATCGGAGACTTTAAGAAAAATAGAGAAAGAGCCTACACTGTAGGAGAGGCTGCAGACCTTGTCAATAGGCACAAGAAATATATGCCACAGCTAGTTAAGCGTGGGGTGATCCCAGGACCAACTGGATCTCAAAAGGGCGGCAATACAGCCTGGCAAGTAAGAAGTTACTATTCTGAGTCACAAGTAAAAGAGATTCGTGATATACTAGCTACCTATCACATGGGAAGACCTCGAAACGATGGCTTGATTACAAACGACATAACGCCATCATTGCAAGAGTTGACAAGGCGCATGGGTGATGGTATACTGACTTATACTAGAACAGAAGATGGGAGATTCATTCCAGTTTGGTCTGAATCAATTTAAGAGAAAGAACAGGGTATGAATAACGAAGAGACAAAGGTTAGGGTAGCACTAGGCTACACGCTTAATCTAGGAAATTTTCAATCACTACGTATTGACCTAGAGGTAACTGATAACAAGCGTGAAGGTGAAAATACTGAGCAGGCATTTGCTAGGGTGTATGAGTTTGTAGAGAATAAGCTTTCGGACAAAGTCAAGGAAGCCTCGGCTGAGCTAGAAGATAAGTAATGGCAGACCGCAAGGAGCGGTTTGCCTTGCTAAGCAGATACAGTAAGCTACATACTGCAAAGTTTGAAGCAAAGCCGCAAGTAAATTTAAATGTAGAGCAGTGGGCAGCAGATGCTTTAGTTGACTCTTATGGTTTACAAGATTGCTACGATCTGCTAGAATATTACTTTAGTGTTGCACCAAATCCAAATTGGAAATATTTTGCAAACTACGCACATCAAATTATAGAACGTCAAAACCAGTACAAACAAGATCTAGTCGAACGCCAACAGCGTAGACAACAAGCGAAGAAGTGGTTAAGTGAGTAATACAGAAGATAAGCTAATAACAGCGGTACTTAAGGACAAGCAAGTCCATGTACTACTGCAAGCAAACGTTGACAACATCCTGAGTAGCCATTCAGATATATGGCAGTTTATCAGAACTTATTTTGAGAAGAATGGTGGAACACCACCACTAGACCTTGTTGTAGATAAGTTTAGAGACTTTTCCCCAACCGAGGGCGTTGGTGCAACCAAGTATCATCTAGAAGAGCTCCAGGCTGAGTACATGAATAATAGCCTTAAGGAAGTTCTTAGGACAGCAGCAGCAGACATTCAGCTAAACAAGTCTGCAGAAGCTCTAGAAACACTTATATCCAAAACAGCAGAGCTAAAGAAAGGCTCAGCTGCTATTCGAGATATTGATGCTACAGATCTAGAATCCGCAGTAGCATATTATGAAAAACAAAAAGAACTAGCTGAATTAGGTGTAACTGGAATTAAGACTGGTCTTCCAGGTTTTGATGACTATTTGCCAGCAGGAATTATGCCAGGTCAGCTTGGTGTCTTCCTTGCTTATCCAGGTATTGGTAAGTCTTGGCTATCCCTATACTTTGCTGTACAGGCATGGAAGCAGGGAAAGTCTCCAATGGTCGTAAGCCTTGAGATGAGCGAGACAGAAGTGCGTAACCGAGTATTTACAATTATGGGCGAGGGCCTATTATCACACCGCAAGCTAAGTGCTGGGCAGGTGGATATCGATGACCTAAAGAGATGGCACAAAGATAAAGTTGTTGGCAAACCAGAGTTTCACATTATCTCTAACGACTCTGGTGGCGAAGTAACGCCGTCTGTTCTTAGAGGAAAGATTGACCAGTATAAGCCAGACTTCATCATTGTTGACTATCTACAGCTGATGTCTCCTAATCAAAAGGCAGACAGTGAGACTGTTCGTATGAAGAACCTTTCTCGTGAACTAAAGCTCATGGCTATCTCTGAGGAAGTTCCTATCATAGCTATCTCCTCAGCGACTCCAGATGACGTTACAAAGCTAGATACTGTGCCAACCCTAGGTCAGACTGCCTGGAGCCGTCAGATTGCTTATGACGCCGACTGGGTTATGGCTCTAGGACGAGGACCAAACTCCGATGTTATTGAGTGTGTATTTAGAAAGAACCGTAACGGATTTATGGGGGAATTCTTTGTGCAAGCTGATTTTGATAAAGGCTACTATAAGTACCGAGATTTTGAAGATAACTAGTATAATTGTTACATGAGTTATGTACATCATAAACCAATAAAGAAATTTGGTCTAAGTGGAATCATTCACGATGACTCTCAGATTGTCCGTCTAAAGGCAGAGTACGTAAGGTTGCTTTGGACTAGCATGAGAATGTCTGGATACGTTCCAAGATTGGATATTGACTTAGACTTCACAACAAGCTATAATGAAAAAGCAAGATACTTTCAGTTTGAAATATCTGTATATGGAATTTACGTAGGGAAAAGAAAAAGCGAATGGATACTAGGAATAGACGGGTCAAAGGTGATACATACTCACCAGATCAAATCAAACGAGTTCTCACAGGTTCAGGCCTCACAGTAGAGACCGAGATTGATACTGACTACATCCTTTTTTGTCCATTTCACCCAAACCATAGAACACCAGCTGGAGAAGTAGACAAGTTTAAGGGTACATTCTTCTGTTTTTCTTGCCACCACGTAGCAAGCCTTGTGGAGCTTGTCATGCATGCAACAGCCAGAACCTACTTTGAGTCTGTTAGGTTTATTAAGACTAGAGAGCAGCAAACAAATATTGAAACTGATGTCAATAAGGCTTTGATTATCAAGCCAGACTACGTACCTTACGACAAGGATACAATCATAAGGCTGGGTGAAGAAGCTCTTATTAATGACAGAGCTGTCTCATACTTTGCTGGCAGACAGATCACAAAAGAATCAATGGCCAAATTTAAGCTTGGATACTCTGAAAAGCAAGATATGGTAACTGTGCCAGTTTCAGCACCTGACGGAACCCCCGTTGGTTTTGTTGGAAGGTCTGTAGAGGGCAAGGTATTCAAAAATACTCCAGGCCTGCCAAAAGCAAAAGTTCTCTTTAACCTACACAGAGTGAAAAATGAAGATAGTGTCTATGTGGTAGAATCTTCTTTCGATGCAATTAGGTTAGATCAGTGTGGTATACCAGCAGTAGCTACACTAGGCGCAAACGTTTCAAACTTTCAAATAGACTTGCTAAAAAAATACTTCAATAACATTTATGTTGTTGCAGACAATGATGAGGCAGGCGGTAACATGAAGACTAGAATATATGAAAAGCTAAGCTCTCGTGTAACCGTGATTCAACTAGATAAACAATACAAAGATATAGGTGAGATGAATGATGAAGACATCAGAAACATAGAGATGTCATTTGACAAATCAATATCAGCTATGCTACAATAAACAAACACAAAACAGGAGAAAATAAATGAGTGTAATTAAAGGGCTAAAAGATATCAACGCACTACTTGATAAGCCAAAGTACGAAGGATCTGGAACAAAGGTCCGCTGGGTAAAGCTAGCAGATGGTCAGTCAGCAAAGATTCGCTTTGTTGAGGAGCTAGATGCAGACTCAGCACACTACGATGAGTCACGAGGATTGTCTGTTGTAATTTCACAGCACACTAATCCAAAGGACTACAAGCGCATGGCAGCTTGTACTCAGGAATCTGAGGGCCGCTGCTTTGCTTGTGAGATGTCTCGTAAAGAGCCAAAGGCTGGATGGCGTTCAAAGCTACGTTTCTATTGCAACGTAGTGATTGACGACGGTCTAGAGGAACCATACGTAGCTGTATGGTCACAGGGGGTTAGCAAGCAGTCTGCATTCAACACTATTCGTGAGTATGCTCTAGAGACTGGAAGCATCTCCAATCTTACTTGGAAGCTAAAGCGTAATGGCCAGGGAACTGAGACCAACTACACACTAATTCCAACTGGACCAGATACAGAGCCACATGACTGGGGTTCTGCTGAGTTCTTCAACCTAGAAAAGGTTGTCCGTGAGGTACCTTACCCAGAGCAGGAAGCTTTCTACCTTGGGTTTGATGCACCATCTGTAACTTCTACCAACATCGACTGGTAGGGGCTAGGGTTGAGCTATAACGGTTTACACGTTCACACACATTTCTCACTCTTCGACGGTATCGCCACCCCAGAAGAGTACCTTAGCCGTGCTAAAGAACTTGGCATGTCTTCCCTTGCAATCACTGACCACGGTTCGCTATCTGGACACAGAGAGTTTTACCGCATTGCTAAGGAAAAAGGTATCAAGCCAGTACTGGGTATTGAGGGTTATATAACTAATGATAGAAAAGATCAGCGTGCTAACGATGTACGCGATGGATTACTAGACCTAGTATATAACCACGTCATTGTGCTTGCAAAGAATCGTGTTGGACTAGAAAACCTAAACAAGCTCAACGAGATTGCGTGGACAGAAGGCTTCTTCAAGAAACCACGCTTCGACTATGAGGTTCTAGAGAAGTACTCAGAGGGACTTATTGTCCTTTCTGGGTGCCTCTCTGGTGCCCTAGCGAAAGCTATCGAGGCTGAAGAGCTTGCAGAAGCTAAGCGAATTATTGAGTGGCACAAGCGTGTATTCAAAGACGACTTCTACATTGAAGTAATGCCACACAATCCCCCAGAGGTAAACAAGCAGCTGCTTGATCTAGCAGATAAATACCAGGTAACTCCAATTGTTACTCCAGACTGCCACCACTCTGATAAGGGGCAGAAAGAGATTCAAGAGCTAAAGCTGATTCTAAACAGCTACTCTAATAAGGTAGAAAAAGGTGCTACCTACGAAAAGTCTTTAAAGCATGATAACCTAATGGATAGGCTTGACTATCTGTATGGAGAAAGACAAATAACCTTTACCAAGTTTGACATTCATTTGCTATCAGACGAAGAGATGCGATCAGCTATGCTGGCGCAGGGCATCGATAGAGAAGATATGTATGCAGCAACTCAAGAGGTATCGGATAAGGTTGAGGATTATGATATTCAAGACCACCTAGATCTGCTTCCAGTACAGTATCAGGAACCAGACAAAGAACTCTACGAGCTAGCAGTTGCTGGCCTCAAGGAGCGAGGAATCCATACAGACGAGTACCTAGCTAGGCTAGACGAAGAGCTAAAGATTATTCAGGATAAGAACTTTGGCCCATACTTCCTTGTTGTTAGATCCATGATTGCATGGGCTAAAAAAGAAGGCATCATGGTAGGGCCAGGTCGTGGATCTGCTGCAGGCTCACTTCTATGCTATGCACTAGGGATTACCGATATTGATCCTATTGTCCATGGACTGCTTTTCTTTAGGTTTATTAACCCAGAACGTAATGACTTTCCAGATATCGACACCGACATTCAGGATTCAAGGCGTGATGAGGTAAAGGATTATCTAGTTAGACAGTACAAGCACGTAGCATCTATTGCAACATTTCTAAAGTTTAAAGATAAAGGCGTTGTAAGGGATATCGCACGTGTTCTCAACATTCCTCTAACAGATGTAAACAAGGTTATGAAGGTTATTGACACCTGGGAAGACTACTGCAGGTCAAAGCAAGCAGCATGGTTCCGAGAGAAGTATCCAGAGATTGAGCGTTACGGAGAACAGCTTCGTGGTAGAATTCGTGGTACAGGAATTCACGCCGCAGGTGTTGTTACATCTAAGTCACCTATCTTTAAGTATGCTCCACTAGAAAC